TTCGGATTTCTCTTTTGTATCTTCGATCACGATGCTACATTTTTGCCCATTTTGACTTATTTTTTGCCTTTTTTTAGAACATTTCGCAATATGACGAGCATAACTGGTGTAATGTTTATATTGTTTATTACACGTTTGACACGTTAAATCACCTTTACACATAGCACCGCCGCGTAGATGTTTTTTAGACTTTAAATGACGATTAAAATCTTTTTTATAAGACGTAATATAATCACAAGATTGACAAAAATATGAACCATTTTGTTGTTTATAAAATTCTACCGGTTTTGAGATACGGGCGAAATTTACTCCACTCATTTATATATATATGCTTAGATTTTACCTAAATTGTTTTTATTTTAATTATAATTTCGTGCCTTTTTTTCAGCAATTGAAAATTTTCAAAAAATCATTCAACTTTTTTTTGCTAGGTAATCAGTCTCAACAATGTAAAAACTAAAAACGTGCAATTTCGACGATATATTCTATACCCATGATATCGATTTTGGACATTTCGATATTTCAAAAAAAATGTCCAAAATGAAATCTCTACTACTCTGAACAATTTCATATTGGACAAAAATAGAGAAATATATAAAAGTACAGAAATTCAAAATAGCTAGGGTTATGGTTATAGTCATAATTTTTGTAATTTAAAAAATACCTACAAGACAATGAGGCGTTTTGAAAATTGGTTGAAATGTTATGATATATGGTAATAGCACTTTTTCGTAAAAAAATTTATGCAGCGGTCAGTCAGGCGTTTTTTTTCGCAAAAAAAATATTCAAAAATAACATCATATATGGTAATAGAGAATTTTACAGGTCAAAAAGTCAGTCTGTCTCAGTCAGGAGGGTATTTTAGTTTATTAGCATAATATCATAACAAATTAAAAAAAATAAATTTAGGGTCAGTAAGAGTATGCATACGGTGCTTTTTTCTAGGTTATTTGTAAAAAATATTTAAAATAATAACAAGTTTATATAAATGAGTTTATTGGACATTGACCAGATATTAGAGGCAACCGAGAAACTAACAACACCGTCTATTACCAATCTAACGTATAATAAGGTTCAGGCATATAAAAATGATATATTACAACGGATAGGATTGCCACGTGAAAGATTAAAAGAATATAATAAAAAACTAAAGGAATATAGGTATTGTAGTGATGTATCTGATATACAAGATGGCCGTTTTATAAGGTGGATTTCATTAAAAAATCCAGATGATTTAAAATTAAGAAACGGAGCATTTGTAAGTGATATATTAATATTAAATAATGGATTACACGTTCAATGTAGAAATAGAGGAAGAGTATTTCAAATAAAATATGATGAATGTGAAATATTTCAAAAATTAACAAGAGAAGAACATATATTATTATCGGTATTATCAAATCTTGAAAAATAATCTCAATATATATTAATGAAGAGGAGACAAGCAGTAGTATTTGATTTGGATAAGACGATAGGATTTTTTACGCAAATAGCAGTAGTAATGGAAGCGGTAGAAGATGTATTAGGACGTGAAATGAAATTACAAGAATTTTTTGATTTTTTAGATGTATATCCACACGTATTTAGACAAGATATGTTTAAAATTTTTAATTACCTTAAGAAGCAAAAGAAGAGAAATAAAGAATTAAAAGTGTTAATATATACGAATAACATCGGTCCAAAATCGTGGGTAATGAATATAAGAAAATACATAGAAAAAAAGATAAATTATAAATTATTTGATAAAGTAATACCGGCGTGGAAAGTAGGGAAAGAAATATATGAACCAAACCGAACAACACATAATAAAACATATGATGATTTATTAAGATGTGGAAAATTATCAAAAAATTACAAGATTTTATTTTTAGATGATTTAGATCATGAACGAATGAGAGTAGATAAAGTCACATATTTATTAGTAAAGAAATATAGATATGACGAAAAATTTGAAAAACTAGTAAATACATTAATGAAATCAAAGATAAAAGATATAATGGTAAAAAAAACAAAATATAGTAATCAATTGATAGAGATGAAATTAATATCAAGTATAAAAAAAAGTTTTTATATGAGAGAAATGATAAATTTTAAACAAGCAAAAGTTCCACCAGTATATCCGCAAGTGAAGAAATTTATAGATTCAAATAATAAAACAAGAAAGAGACGATCGAGTAAAAGAAATACACTTAAAAAACGATCTTAGTAGCCGAAATAGCAGTATCGGCAACTTTTTTAGAAACATTAATAGCATCTTGAGACATTTTATTGAAAATATACATTAGTCCTTCAGATAATAAAAGGAAAGTTCCAGCAGTAAAAATCATTCTACGATGAAAATTATTGAATTTGATAGATTTATAAGGATTAAAAAAGTAAATAATAAATAAAGTAACAAAAATTTTGAAATAGAAAGTGACGGTAGATAAATAAATTTTAGCGGGTTGCCAAATGTCAAAATAAGCTAAACCAAATAATATATACCAAGAATAATTTAATAATATAAATAATTTTTCTAATGAATCCATTTATATTATACAAGTAAAATAATATTAATTGTTGCGAACACTATAAATATCAAGAGAGCGAGCACTAGCATCTTCAGCGTTTGTAAACTTGGGCATCCAAAAATAAGGAATAGTATTGCCTTTGTTAGGGAAATATTTTTCAAAAATAATTCTGTAAAATAATTGTTCTAGTGTTTTTGGAGGATTATCAACAATATTATGTTTTTGAATTAAACATTTAATAATATCTTCGTCTTTTTCAGGGTAATTTTCACCAGTAAAAATTTTATTTTTAACAAATTTTTTAATAATATCATGCCAAGAATTAGTTTGTTTACTAACGCCGTCGCTGAAAGCTTCTTTAGTTCTCCAAAGAACACTCTTAGGGAGGGTTTTACCATCATCAAAAGCTCTTCTAATTAAAAATTTTTCACAAAGTTTGTTGGCAGTATGACAACGGAAGAAAGGAGGAATAGAAAGATAAGATTGAACGAAACCTCTATCTAAAAAAGGGGTTCTGGCTTCTAAACCGTGAGAGGAAATAGAACGGTCAGATCTTAAAACATCAAAAAAATGAATATCAGAAAGCAATCTTTTACATTCTTTATCAAAATCAAGAGGGTCTTGAATATAATGGAAGTAAAGGTATCCGCCAGCTACTTCATCGCTGCCGTCACCATTAAAAATAACTTTAGCATCCGACGTTTTCTCAAACTCCTTAATGTGTTTTGAAATAAGCCAGTTAGGAACACTAGCTCTAACACTAGTAGTATCATAAGTTTCGGTATGATAAATAACTTTATCAATGGCTTCAAGAAGGTCATCTTCAGTAACAACAATACTGTGGTGATGCGAATCAATAAAATTAGCTACTTCTTGAGCTTTACAGAGGTCTTCTGAACCTTCTAAGCCGATAGACCAAGTATGAAGTTTTTTGTTTTTATTATGAGGATTTTTTTTATAATATTTTGAAACGAGAGAAGCAACAAGACTACTATCTAAACCACCAGACAATAGACAAGCAATATCTCTTTCAGTATTATAAACACGTTTTTTAACAGCGTGTTCGAGAGAAGAACGTATGCGTTGTAAAGCACGTTGTTCTGTATTTATAGTAGTATCAATAGAAATACTATTAACAGAAGAAAAAGAAATAAATGGTCCAGAAACATAATTAGTTGTATTGTCGTTATATTCACCTTTAAATTCCAAAAAATTACCGGGGGGAAATTGAGAAATATCGAGGGAATTATCTAATTTAACAAGTTGTTTCATAAGAGAAGCGAACCCGAAGAATTGATTGTTATTTTTTGCAATAAATAGAGGTCGCACACCATAAGGGTCTCTAGCAACATAAATAAGGTTTTTTTTGTAATCCATTAAAACAAAAGAAAAAACACCATCAAGCATGCTAAGAGTTTGTGCAATTCCATATTTAGTGTATAAATGAATAATAATTTCACAGTCGGAATTAGTATTAAGTTTAATTTTCATATCTTTTGCTAATTGTCTGAAATTATAAATCTCACCATTACAAATTAAAGAACAATTTCCATAAATAAGAGGTTGGTTAGAAATATCATCAATTCCATTAATAGCAAGACGATGGAAACCGAAAGCAACAGAAGCATCAACTTTACCAAAACATAAATTACTATATTCAGGTCCTCGCAAACGACCTTTATTAAAAGCTTCTTTAATAATAGGGTTCTCAAATGTGTTATTAATAAGAGCAAAAATACCGCACATAATTTTATATAATTATGGTAATTGTTTTTATATATTTTAATTAATTATTAATTAAAAAAAATATTGGAATAATATATCAATGACAAACGCACAACATGACGCATATATATGTCAACAATATTTGACAGATGAATTAAATGATAGATTATTTGCTAGGATTGTTCCACCGAAAAGTCTAGAACCATATTTTGAATTTAGAGCAGTAGGAACAAGAGAACAAACAATGCCAGTATTCGATTGTAGAACAAAATCAACTGTTCCTTTAGTGCAACACGGGTTTGATGTAGAAAAAACCTTTAATCCGGGTCAAAAAGCACCATTGAGTGGATATTGTAATAATATAGATATAGAGACACGTTTAAGAAATACAATACATCCAATACAAAAAGGGAATGCACAGGGTATGTATATACCAGATACAAGCAGTGATTTATTTAATTTGAAACACGTACCGTTATATGAAGAAACACCTTTAGAAAAACAAGCACCGCATAATCCAAATAAATGTGGAATAGGAAATAACTTTTTTGCAAATCATACAAGACAACAAACAAAGAATATAAAATTAGAATAAATATAAATTGAATTAAAGAAATAATTGAATTTATATAGAAAAGATGTTTTTAACAAGAATATTCAAGCGAACAAAACCAATTAGATTGGGACGATGGAATTATAATAATGTAGAACGTAAAATCGATCTAGCAAATGTAGATCATTGTGGAACTTGTGATTTAAAGTTTAATAAAATAGAAGAACATTTAAAAAAAAAAGCAATAGTTGTAAAATTGGCTGCTTGTGAAATAAATAAAGAGAATAAAGTATGGAGAGAAAGTATATATCATAGATGCGGAGATGATGTAATAATATTATAAATATGATATATAATGGCGACAAATAAGATTGATTTGATGTATTTTACAAATAATAGCGCAAGAAGAATGATAGATGAAAAAGATGAAGAAAAAGAAAAAAAGTTAGATAAAAAAGATATAAAATTTTATAGAAAAAGAATATTACAATTAACGAAAGATTTGCTAAGAGGAGGTAAAAGTTCAAATATAATAAATGAAAGTTTCACTGCGTTTGCTGAAACAGCAATAAAATCATTTAAATATGAAGACGAGGCGGAAATATTACAAAAAGAATTTGAAGATTTAGAGGAAAAAAAGAAAAAGAACCTGAAAGAAAAAGAATTTATATCAATGGATAGTGATAAATTAATGATGAAAGATTTAAAGAATAAAAAAAATGATACTATAAAAAATTTTGCTATAGTAAAAACGAAGAAGAAAAAGGATAAAATAAAAACACCAACACAAAAAAAGATAGATTTAAAAACGGAAGAGTTAAAAAACAAAGGAGTAAAGAAGAAGAAGAAAAAGAAATCTTAATAATATATAAATGGGTCCAATAAATAGAAAATTATTAAATCCAGAAATAAAAATAAAGGAAAATATAGGAGTAAATCCAAAAGAATTAATAGATGGATTAAAACAATTATTTGGAGGTCGTCCAAAAAAAACAAGAAAAAGAAAAAGGCGTAAAAAAACAAGGAAAAGAAGAAAACGCAAGACTAAAAGGAGAAAGAAAAGAAGATATACAAAAAGAATACAAAATATAAAAGAAATATTAAGCGATAAATGTTCTCCAAAAAAAGATGGAGAAATATTAAAGTTTACTTGTTATACAAAAGCATCATTGTATAAATTAAAAAATATATGGAATGCTAGACATAATGATGTAAAAATAACAACAAATGATCCCAAAACAATATGGGATTTTTTAAGTTCGCATATGGCAGATACATGTGAAAGAGAATCGTGCTGGTTGAAAAAGAATTGGATAAATCAAAAACTACCAAAAAGTGTAATAGATAATACATTTGCACCAGAACAACCGAAATCTTGGAAAAGAAAACCAACAGAATGGTTGACAAGTATAGATATATTGGATGTCATGAAACAATATGAAAGAACATATAAAAATTTTGAATTTATGGGGCCATCGCCAGTAGATTTTGATACACATAAATTATATGGAGAATGTGTGTGGGAAGAACTATGTAAAATATCTTTAAAAGAATTAACGTCAAAAGGTAAAGATAAAATAGGTATAATATTTAATACAGATAAACATACCGAACCGGGAAGTCATTGGGTGGCTATGTTTATAGATTGTAAAAAGAAATCAATATATTATTTTGATAGTTATGCAGATGATGCCCCAAAAGAAATAAAAGTATTGGGGGAAAGATTACAGAAACAATCGGAGGCATTTGGTAAAAGATATAAATACATAGAAAATAAAAAAAGACATCAATGGTCTAATAGTGAATGTGGAATGTATTGTTTATTTTTTATAATAGAATTATTAAAAGGGAGTTCATTTAATAAAATAGAAACAAAAAGAATAGATGATAAATTTATGAAAAAATTAAGAAATATATATTTCAATAAAATATAATTAAAAATATTTTAGTTTATTTACATAATGTCGGTATTAAATCATGCAAATAAACAGATGTTATTAGAACTATGTGGTTCAAACGGTATAAATACGATAGATACACAATTTCAAACATTTTTTGATACATTATGTATAAATTATAATAGTAATAGATTAGAATACAATAACATACAAGAAATAAATAAAAAAATATTAGAAGAATGTTTTTATTATTCGCAACAAATGGCAGAAGCAATAAATCAAAAAAAAGAAGAACCTAAAAGAGAAGAACAACAAGTTCAACAATATTCTCAAGGAACAACAGAATTAAAGACACTAGATTCGAAAGATTTGAGAATACAAAAAGATAGTGATTTTACAATGAAATTAAAAAGTAGGGAAGAAGCATTTAAAACATTGATTAGTAAGCCAATGCCAAATCAAGTTACATTTGAAGAGAAAGAACAAGATGTTCCATCACAAAATTTAGAGGTTCTAATGAAACAATCATTAGCGGATAGAGAAAAGGAATTACAGTTAATATTGAATAATACGGGTGATAAAAAAGCGGAAGAATGGTTAAAACCGGTAGAGACATCAGATAAACCACAAAAGAAAGTGACGTTTAATTTAGAAGCACCGAAAGATGAGAGACAAGAGGTAGTAAATTTATTATCAAAATTAAAACCGAAACGGGTTCAATCATCAAATGAAAATAATGAAATAATAAATTTATTAAAAAAAGTATTAGAAAACCAAGAAAAAATAATAAGTAAATTAAATAAAGAAGATACGGAAATAACAGCTATGTTAGAAGATTAGAGAGAGATAAATTTCATACTACCAGGATTTTCAGGGTCATTAACAGCCTGCATAACAGGGACTTGTGTTTTTCTAACATCCCATAAATCTTTATCGATAAGAATACCAGACTTATCTTCAGGGTCATCTGGATTATTAAGAATGATATAAAATTCTCCTTTTGGAATTTTAATATAACCAAGTTTTTTAGTAATTTTCTTTCTTTGGCTCATCCATTGTTTATCTAATAATTCCTTTTTATAATTAGGAACGGAATGGAAAGATTTTTTATCAAGAGAACCATAATTATAACAAACAATTTTTTCTTTTTTACGCCCATCCTTATATAAAGCACAATCAATTGCAGTGCTTTTTATAACATTAAGAATTTCTTTGTTAATTTTAGATTTCAAGTTAGATTTGGTATAAAGATATTCGTCGGTAGTAACAACACGTTCGGGTTCTTCAGGGTCAGGTGATTTATCGTGTCTCATGGATTCACTAGTTAATTGATTTTCTTTTTGTTTTTGGGAGAAGGTCATAATATATAAATAAACCTTAACCGTTCTAAGAGCTTCGGGTAATAAATGATGACTACAAATTCTTCTAGCACGTCCAATAACTTGTTCAGTTCTAACAGGGTGCCAATAAGGGTCAAGAATATGAACGAAACGGACATTTTTAAGGTCAATACCTTCAGAACCGCTACTAGTAATCATAAGAGTTTTAATAACATCACCATATAAATTTTTCTCTTTATCGAAACCATTGTCTTCGAGTGTTTGAATGATAGTTTTTGGAACTTCATCCCATTGACTATTAAAAATTTTACGAACGATTTCTTTTTCTTCATCATCTTCAGTTCCAGTATATAAAGCGTAGCAGTTTTTTTGTAAGTCTTCTTCGCTCATATTAACTTTCCAAGTGCCGTCAGTATCTTTTGCGATTTTAAATCTAGACCAAGGAATACCAGATTGAGCTTCTAAAACCATAGAAAGAATACCTATACCTTCAAGAGTTCTAAAATCAGAATAAATTAAATGGCAACCTCTATGTCTATGGTCGCTTAATCTCTGAACGACCTTAGCAAATTTAGGACTATATTGAAGTAAACGTTTAGATTTATTCATGTCAAGGTATTTGGAAGAATTTTCTTTTAATTGAGTTAATGCAGTATTAATAGATTTGGTATATTCACGAGCAACGGCTTTTTTAGCATCAGTATTAGCTTTTATAGCATCATCGGCATCAAATCGTCCATCAGCACTTTCTTTTCGTTGTTCTATAGATAAACCATCGATTACAGATTTATCAATACTTTTAACAGCAGAAAAATCAGAAGGAAGGGGTCTTCGAATACCTTCTGGAAAAACAAAATTACAATAAAGTCTAGAAAAAACTCTGTATGTGCCGGGATTATCAGCATAAAGTTGATTAGCCGCATCTTTTTTTTCTTTATCAATTGCTCTTTTAGTAGTGGCTTGTTTTTTAGGTTGTTTAGATTTGTCTTGGCTTCTTTCAGTCATTCTAGCCTCTTCATATTTTGCTAATTGATAATCACTCATTTCAATAGGAGTATCGTCAATATCAGTATCAGGATTAAATCTAGGAAGTAAAGCTTCTTGAGCGCTTCTAAAATAAGAAGTAAGACCAAGAATACGTCTACTAAACATTAATTTATTTTTTAATTTTTTAGTAAGCATATCAACGAATTTACTATTAAAAGTTTTGAAAGTATCGGGTAAAGCTAAATTAGCTTCAATTTTTGGTTTATCGCGAACTAAAATACTATTTTTTTTCAAAAGTTCAACAACAGATTCTTCAAAAGCATCATCATCAATTTTACCACGTTTATTTTTAATAAGACCATTATATTGTTCTTTGGAAACATAATTAACAAAACCGTAAGGATTTCTAGTAATTTTTAAAAGATTATCTTGGTTGGGAGAATAAAAAATATAATCAACATAACCATTTTTTTTGAAAATATTAATGATTCTATTTTCATCTACTTTACTTGTATTGGAAGTATCAAGATTAAAATGGAAAGTTTTAATATATCCCCTAAGAATATTAAATAGAATACCGATTTCGTTGGGGTAATTTACAACAGGAGTACCTGTAAGTAAAACAACTCTACAATTATTAGCATCTAAAAGGTAATCATATAATTTCATAGTAATGGTTTCTCTTTTCTTATCTTTGTCAATTTTATTAACCACCCTACTAACAAAATTATGAGCTTCATCAATAATAACAATTTTATTGTCAAAAATATTTTTACGTCCGTGAAGTTTTTTAGATTCAGTTTCATAACCTTGTAATCTGGCATTATTAATACCATTATAGTTAATAAATTGATATTTATGTCTAATCATATTATTGATTTGGTCTGTAATACTGGCTCTATCT